ACAGCCGCTCCAAGTGGAACCGATCGGGCAGCGAGTCATCAACGGCATGGAATTCGACGTGGTGTTTGATGGGAGTGTGCGCTGATGGTGGTTGACATGCAGATACGCATCGTGAACAACGGCAACGTGGTGGTCATTAATCGCGAAGACGCCGTGAAGTTGCGCGATCAACTCAATGCGATGTTCCCGCTCGACGGCTCAAGTGGAGGCTGGGCTACGTCCCGCCTCAAGGAAGGCGATGTGTTCACGATTTCAGGCTCGTCAATAGTCAATCCCCTAAAGGGGATCAAGGCTCCACGAAGAAAGTGAAGCGGTAGCCATATCGCAACCAGAGGCTGGGAGAACGCGACCGAATCCGATGTCGCGAAGTTCACACGGCGCACCCAAGCGGCTTCTCATCCTGAAGTGAAGCCATCGAAGTATCGGAATGTGCGCTGCGAGATCGGCGGCGAGAAGTTCGATTCGAAGCACGAAGCGGACGATTGGCTCGAGCTGAAAGCGCGTGAGTCTGCCGGCGAGATTTCCGACCTCCAGCGTCAAGTTGAATTCAACCTCAAGACGCCAGTCTACGACCGGCACGGCGATATGGTCGGCGCGGCTATTGTCGCGAGTTACCTCGCAGACTTCGTATTCACTGAAGGCGGCCGACGCGTGGTGCAGGACAGTAAAGGCGGCAAGGCAACACGCACAGCGGTTTACAAACTGAAGCGTCGGTGGTTAGCGATTCAGGACGGCATCGAGATCCGCGAATCATGAGCACCTACGCTGAATTCCTCGAATCGAAAAAGCGCGTGTTTCTCGGTGACGGCATCGACAAGGCGCGCGTGCCGTCGAAGCTTTACGACTGGCAACGCGCACTGGTGCGATGGGCGCTGAAGAAAGGGCGCGCTGCGCTGTTCTGCGATTGCGGACTCGGGAAAAGCTTTATGCAGATCGCGTGGGCCAATGCACTCAGCTGCCCGACGCTGTTTCTCGCACCGCTCTGTGTGGCGGAACAGACGGTCGGCGAAGCGGCGAAGCTCGGCATCGAGATGAACTATGCACGCGACCAGCGCGAAGCTGACAATTTCGAGAGCGATCTCGTCATCACGAACTATGAACGCTTAGACGACTTCGATACCGGACGATACAGCGCCGTCGTGCTAGATGAATCGAGTATCTTGAAAGCGTTCGATGGCAAGACGCGCACGAAGTTGATTGAAGCCTTCAAGCACGCGAAATATCGACTCTGCTGCACCGCGACTCCGTCACCAAACGACATCGCTGAACTCGCGAACCACGCGGAATTCCTCGGACTGATGACCCGGTCGGAATTCCTCGCGACATGGTTCGTTCATGACGACGTCGGATGGCGCATGAAGAAACACGCCGTGCAGCCGTTCTACCGCTGGCTCGCGTCGTGGGCCATTGCGATGCGAATCCCGTCCGACCTCGGCTACTCGGACGATGGTTTCGTGTTGCCACCGCTCCGCATTCACGAAACCATCGTGGAATCCGATGGACCATCGTCATCGCTGTTCCCTGAACTGAGCCTCTCTGGTATCGGCGGCCGACTCGCAGCTCGGCGCGATTCGTTGTCGGCACGCATCGATGCCGTCGTCAACCTCGTGCCGGAATGTGGTAGCGGACCATGGATTCTTTGGTGCGGCCTGAACGCTGAAGCCGATGCACTCGCAGAGCAACTTCCAGGATGCGTGAACATCCAAGGCTCCGATAGTTATGCCGAAAAGCGCGGAGCCATTGAATCGTTCATCGCCAGTAAGACGCACATCATCGCAAGCAAGTTGCGCGTTGTCGGCTACGGGATGAACTTCCAGCACTGCGCCAATATGGCATTCGTCGGCATCGGTGACAGCTTCGAGCAGTATTACCAAGGCATCCGACGCTGCTGGCGCTTCGGCCAAACCAAACCAGTGAACGCGCACATCGTCGTGTCTGACGCAGAGCGCGCCGTGGTGGAAAACGTCAAACGCAAGGAATCCGCGCACGCCGAGATGACCGCGCGCATGCTTGAGCATATGCGCGACTTCGAACGAGAGGAGATCGCATCATGACCGTTTCTGAACTGATTGCTGAATTACAGGCACTCCCTAGCGATGCGTCAATCGTGTTTCGACACACCCGCGATGATGCGCCGGACGACTACGAGACTGTTGATTGCTTCTATCACGAAGGCGAAGCATTCATCGACATCCACAGCGCAGACGATGAGGAGAGTGCCTTGTGAATTCACTCACGTCGTATCTGATGCAGCAACGCGCATGGTCGGCACGCACGTTCGGCGACGGTCGGCGCACGGAAGGCATCTGTCAGCACATCGCGAAAGAACTCGCGGAGATTCGCTCCGAACCAGAGCGCTACGAAGAGTGGATCGACGTGATGATTCTCGCGATGGATGGATTCTGGCGGCATGGCGGCACACCAGAAGAACTCTTCGTGATGCTCCGCGCGAAGCAGTCGATCAACTTCGCGCGAGAGTGGCCGCAAGGACTGCCCGAAGATCAGCCCGTCGAGCATGTGCGCGAGGTGCGCTCATGACCGAACGTGGCGCAGACTGGACACTCATCAACGGGGATTGCGTCGAAGAACTCGACAAACTGGAGCCGCAGTCGGTGGACTTGTCGGTTTACTCGCCGCCGTTCTCATCGCTGTTCACCTACAGCGCGAGCGAACGCGACATCGGCAACTGCGCCACACATGACGAATTCCTGCAACACATGGGATTCTTCATTCGCAATCTCTTGCGCGTCACGAAGCCGGGACGCTTGACGTGTTGCCACATTGCGCAAGTGACGAGCACGAAGGCGACACACGGCGTCATCGGCCTGATCGATCTCCGCGGCGCGATGGTGAAAGCCTACGTGGAGAACGGCTGGATTTATCACGGCGACGTCTGCATCGACAAAGACCCGCAGGCGCAAGCGATCCGCACGCATTCAAAGGCGCTGCTGTTCGTGCAACTGCGCAAAGACTCGTCATGGCTGCGGCCGGCGCTCGCGGATTACATCCTAGTCTTCCGCGCGCCAGGAGAAAACGCCATACCGATCAAGCCAGATATTACCAACGAAGAATGGATCGAATGGGCGCGTCCTATTTGGTATGGCATCAAAGAGACGGATACACTCAACACCGCAGTCGCCAAAGAGAACGACGACGAGCGCCACATCTGCCCGTTGCAGCTCGGCACGATTGAGCGCTGCGTGCGGCTGTGGAGCAATGTCGGTGAACTCGTGCTCTCACCATTCGCCGGCATCGGCAGTGAAGGCTACGAAGCCATCCGACTCGGACGGCGCTATCTCGGTATAGAACTGAAGGAAAGCTACGCACTCACGGCGGCGAAGAATCTACGTGTCGCGGAATCCCTGAAGCAACAAGGCGAACTGTTTCAAGAGGTGTCCTGATGGCAGCAGCACGACGCAAGCACCGCGGCGCCGACATCGTGATCAACCCGGAACGGAAGGCGCACTACGACGAACACGCGCAACTCTTCGCGCAACACGTCGACGCGAAGCGACCGGCGCGCAGCTCGTGGTGGACGGCGAATGCAGCACCCGATCAGCGCGAAGAGTTCATGGCCGATGCTCGAGGGCGACAGTTTCATGGAGGCCGGATGGCGGCATTCAGGGATCTGGGTGATGAAATACCAAGGGGTTAGCAATGAAACGCATCAAACTCGCACGTGCGTGTCCGCAGTGTCATCGCCGTATGGTGGATTGTGAGTGTTCCTTCGACGAGATCGCGATGATGCTCTCGCAATGGGACGCCGCTATGCCGAAGCCGGTTGTTTGGACTGAGCGCGATCAGGACTTCGCGCATTCGATTCGAATCAGGCTAAACTGACGCCCATGTCGCTGAAGTTCGAAGGTATCCACGCCGCATTCATGGTCGATGACACGCCCGAAATCGATCTCGAAGGCTCATTGTCCTGCGGCAAAACCATCGCGTGTCTATGGAAGGAACTCGAAGCACTCAGGAAATATCCAGGGATGAACTCCTACATCGGCCGCTGGACCGATGACGCGACGATGACGCTGCTGCGGCCGGAACTGGAACGTGTCGCGCGGATTCACGGCACAGAACTGGACTGGAACGAGAAGCGGAAGTGGTATGAACTCGACAATGGCTGCCATATCTACTCGTTCGGACTGAAAACGCTCTCGCAAGAACCAGAACAGCGCTACGGCAAGATCCGCGGTCTGCCAGTGTCGCGGATTTACGTCGATCAGGCAGAGCAACTGCCAGGCGACATCGCGTCAGAATTGCGCGCTCGACTTCGACCGGACATCGAAGCGCAAGTGCGGAAGGAATCCTACCCGCGGCAGTTGACATTCTCGCCGAATCCCGTCGATACCGATCACTGGCTCGCGAAACAATTCCCAGCCGACAACCGCATCAAGAATCGCCGCTACTACTCGCTGTCGATGTATGACAACGCGCACAATCTGCCGCCAGAAATGATCGAGCAGATGCTCATTGAGTATCCAGAAGATCATCCGAAGCATCAGACCGTCATACTCGGCAGGCGCGGGCCCAACATCATCGGCGATCCGATCTTCGACAGCATCTACCGCAAGACGCTGCATCAGAAACCCGTGCGTTTACGCGCCGTGCCGATTTACGAAGCCTTCGAAGTCGGCAAACACAATCCGGTCTGGTTGTGCGCACAACCGCGCTACGGTGGCGGTCTGACGCTGCTCGGCGGCGTATTCGGTGAAGGCATGATGCTCGATGATTTCATTCCGATCGTGCAGCAGCGGCGAGCGGATTGGTTCAAAGGCCGAGAATTCAAAACCTGCGCAGGGCCGCAAGGCGACAAGTCAACGGCATCGAAAGCGCGATTCACGAGCTTGAGCATTCTGCGGCAGGCCGGTTTCGACGTGGTGTGGCGCGACAACGCGAACGCGCATGACGTGCGACTCGCGATGATCGAATGCATCAGCGGCTACATGCGGCGACGGGACCACGCCGGAAACGAGATGTTCCAGTTGAACGACGATCCGACGAAGTGGCTGAAGGCGAATCGTGACGAGGAAACGCCATATCCGTTTGCCCACTACGCGCTCGACGGCGGCTACGTGTGGAGCGAGCACTTCGTCTCGGTGAGCAGCAACAAACTGCGGCAGCCGCTTGAGGATGATCGGTTCGCGAATGCCATGCACTGCGTCGAAAACATCGCGCTGAACTTCATGGCCGATCAGAAGTCCGAAGCCGAACGGGACCAAAAACGCGCGGAAGAGGCTGAGCGTCTAGGGAATGCCTTCGCGCTCCCGACCGGCCCGAATGCCTGGCTGGCATGGTGAGATCGCTGTGCTAGAATCTGGAGCGCTGAAATGAACCGCAGGAACTTTCTCGCCGCGCTCGGTTTCGGAACTGTCGCTGCCGCGGCTGCGGCGAATCATGTTCTAGACATCGAACGATTGCTCTGGATTCCAGGCGAGAAAACGATCTTCATCCCGAATGAGATTGACGAGGACGCATGGCTGTGGAGGGAAGCGCTCCAAATCCTCGACAACAACCTGCGCTTCATGGACGTTCATCGTTACTACGATGACTCTTTCGTGATTGGCCAAACCGTCAGAGTCGCGCTGCCACAGCGCTTTGCGGTATGAATACGCAACACCAGCCGAAGGCGTCGAACGGCGGATTCAGAGCCGAAGAACTCGGCCGTCGGCAATTCCAAAAGATGGCCGTCCAGACCATTGACTTGCAGGCGCAAGCGATTGCGCAACTGCAAGCGATGGATAAAATCCGCGGCGAATTCATGGCCGATATGTCAGTGCGCGTTGATGATCTCCATGCCAAATTAAACGGCACTGACGAAGTGCTCGCACGCGTCAATTCGCTCGTGTTCGGCATCAGTGCCGATCTCTACGACGAGAAGCAGCGCAGTTTCTGGCAGCGATTGCGATGGCTGTTCACGGGGAAATGACGCAGGCATCCCATCTGGCGCTCGCTGTGCTCGAGAAAGTGGGCGCAGCCGAAGCACCAATCGGCATCGGCGTGGCTGCCCTCTTGACGGATTCACGCGCCGCACACATCAACTTCCGCGATGCGGTGCGCAACAAGCACGAAGCCGATGCGCAGAATGCGATGATTGATGCCGCCGTGAAACGCGCGCAAGCCGAACTCCTCGACCCAGACCACACCGCGCCATCATGGTCTGATGAAGGCGGCACGCATGCTCGCGGTAGCGCCTCACATGAAGCCTTGCACCTGGACTTACTTCAGTTCTACCTGCAACTTCTCACACGCTGATGGCCGACGACGAAGCCGATGACACCACGCTGAGCGAAGAGCAACAAGTTCAGGAAGATGTCAAATGGTTACGTTCGGTCGAACAGATCGAACATGACCAACGCGAGCGCGAAGAAGAAGATCTCTCATTCCAGGATGCCGACGGGTCATGGCCCGACGAGATCCGCAATGCGCGCGGACCAGTCCCAGCCGCAGGTGGGATGCCAGAAATCGCAGGCCGGCCAACTATCTCAGTTGCCAGCCTCGATGAACCCATCTCGCTTGTCGATGCACAGGAACGGAAAGCTCATCTCGGCGTCACCGTTCATGCGCTGACCGAAGACGCAAATGACGAAACCGCCGAAATACTGACCGCCATCTATCGCGGCATCGAGCGCGACAGCAATGCGCAACGGCAGCGCTCATGGGCAGCGCAGCGCGCGACACGTGCGGGGCGCGGTGCCTATCGCATTGATACGATTTACGATCCAGAAGGCGGCCATCCACTCGACCAGAAAATCGTCCTCAATCGGATTCTGTATCAATCCAGCGTGTTCTTCGACCCCACAGCGCAAAAGGAAGATTGGAGCGACGGCCTGAAGGCGATGGAAGTCGTCGACATGCCGTGGCTGGTCTACAAACGGAAATACAAAGAATCCTCGCTCGCGACAGCCTCGGCATCTGAACTCGATGCCCTCAACGGCGAAGCCTCAGACGATTGGATCAAGCAGAACGGTGAGAGCGACGACACGCGCACAATTCGCGTCGCGAAAGTCTGGCGCGTGGACATTACCGAAATCGAACAAGTGCTGCTCGACGACAACACGGTGTCTGATGCCGACGACATTCCAGAAGGCCGCACGAAGCATCCGACAGACAAGCGACCAGTGCCGAAACGTGAGATTCGGAAAGTGTTCTCGCGCGTCATCAACTGCAAAGAGATTCTCGAACAGGACAGCGAGCACAACGGGCAATACATCCCGCTGGTTCCAACAATCGGCCGTGAACTCCAGCCGGTGCGCGGGAAGCGGAAGTGGATCGGCATGATCTGCAACGCCAAGGGCGGCGTCAGGATGACGAACTATGCCGCATCAGGCGCGATTGAGATGGCATCGCTCGAGCCGCTCGCGCCATTCCAGTTGGACCCGAAACAGATCGAAGGCTATGAACCATTCTGGAAAACGGCGAACATCAGACGCTGGAGTTATCTACCATCACACGCCGAAAAGGACGGCATACGTTTCGAGAAGCCGCAGCGCACGCAGGTCGATGCCTCACGCATGGGACCATCGATGCAATTGTTGTCAATGGGCCGCGATTTCGTGCGAACGGCGACTGGACTCCACGCCCCGGCGCTTGGCGAGAACACGCCGGCACATCGGAGCGGGAGAGCGATTGCGAATCTTCAGGACCAGAGCATCGAAGGGA